GGAGAGCAGAAGATGGTAGCGCAGTCTCCATCCCTGTCCAAGGTCAGGTTAAAGCATACGATCCACTGACTCGCAAGATTGAGATCGACGTTAACTACTCACTGTCTTCTGACGTGCTGGAAGTTGGCGATGTGATCGCACTCTGGACCGCTGAGACTGGTGGTACAAGAACTGGTGACAAGGCAACTGTTGAGTCTATCGACCGTCAACTGCACGTCATCAACGATGCAAACGCAAACCGCTACGAAGCAAACTACACCCTGTCTGACGACAACGCTTCTGGTTCACCTAACGTAAACGTCGCTTCCGTCCGCTCTGAGTATGACGAGCGTTATTTCGGTGGTAATCAGCGTTGGGCATCTGTCGCACCTCGTCCTGGCACATCTCCTTGGGTCTCTGACCGTGGTGGTGCTGATGACCAGATGCACATCCTCATCCTTGATGGTGACGGCAAACTGACTGGCACTCCTGGATCTGTCCTTGAGAAGTTCCTGTTCGTGTCTAAGGCAACTGACGCACGTGGTACACAGGGCGAGACAGTCTACTATGCAGACGTTATCAAGAACAACTCTCAGTACATCTACTGGGGTTCTCACGAAACTGGCAGCGTCTTTGACGTTGACTCCGTGAACAACGGTGGTTTCGGTCAATCTGGTGTGTCCCGCACATTCGACCTGATCAAGCAAGCTGCTGCTATCAAGACTAACGAAACTTCCCTTGGTCGCGAGATCATCGGTACTGCACACGGTTCTACCGCAACCTTCCACCTCCAAGGTGGTGCTGACGGTTACACCCTGGCACGTGGCGAGATCCTCGGTTCTTACGACCTGGTTGCTGACAAGGAAACCATCGATGTTGATTACATCCTGATGGGTCCCTCGATGGCAGACACTAGCGATACAGTCGCTAAAGCACAGAAGATCATTGACATTGCAGCAACCCGTAAGGATTGCCTCGCATTTGTTTCTCCCTCACGTGGCGATGTGATCGGTCAGTCCGACACTAACGTCATCGTCAACCGTACGATTGACTTCTTCAATCAGTTGAGCAGCACCTCTTACGCGGTGTTCGATAACAACTATAAGTACATCTACGACAAGTACAACGACAAGTATCGTTACATCCCTTGTAACGCTGACGTTGCAGGTCTTGTTCTGAGCACAACCCTCAACTCTGAGGCTTGGTTCTCTCCTGCTGGTTTCAACAGAGGACAACTCCGTAACGCAATCAAACTGTCTTACTCCCCTCTGAAGGATCACAGAGATCGCTTGTACGCAGCACGTGTCAACCCCGTCGTGGCATTCCCTGGTCAGGGTATTGTCCTCTTCGGTGACAAGACTGCTCTTGCTTACCAGTCCGCATTCGACAGAATCAACGTCCGTCGTCTGTTCCTGGTTCTGGAAGATGCAATCGCAAACGCTGCTAAGACACAACTGTTTGAATTGAATGACGAGTTCACTCGCGCTTCGTTCAAGAACATTGTGGAACCCTTCCTGCGTTCCGTCCAGTCCCGTCGTGGCATTATCGACTTCTTGGTTGTTTGCGACACCAGCAACAACCCTGCAGAAGCAATCGACCGTGGCGAATTCTTCGCGGAGATCTTCGTGAAGCCGACTCGCTCGATCAACTACATCACCCTCACCTTCACTGCAACTAGAACTGGTTCTAGTTTCGCTGAAGTTACTAACTGATCTCAAGAGAATTAACTAGGAGAAAACAATGGCAGAAGCACAACCAGGACAGGTCGAACAGAGCTCGGTAAGAGCTCCGATTTTCACCTTCCGCGATCAAGTTAGAGACTTTGCACGTCCTAACCTATTCCAAGTCGAAATTTATGCTCCCCCGATCCTTCAGGACGGGGTGAGCCCCCAGTCTGGCGGTATCGCTGGTTCTGCACTCGATGGGGTGGAGAATTCGGCAGGTGCATCCCAACTTAACGCAGCTGACGCATCCGCTTTCGGTACCTTCCTTGTGAAGGCAGCAAACATCCCCGCTTCTACAGTGGGTGTTGTTGAGGTTCCTTACCGTGGTCGTATGCTGAAGATCGCTGGTGACCGCACATTTGAACCTTGGACCGTGACTGTTCTTAACGACCAGTCCTTCAAGTTCCGTGCATTCTTTGAATCTTGGTCCTCCAATATTCAAGCACTCCAGCAAAACTTCCAGAACGCTAACACCATCGCTGACTATCAAGCAATGGCAAAGGTTAGACAGATGGATCGCAAGGGCAGCGTCATCCGTACCTACAAGTTTGAAGGTATTTGGCCAAGCAACATTAGCGCGATTGATCTGGATTGGGGCAACAACGATACTCCTGAAGAGTACACCGTTGAGTTCCAAGTTCAATACTGGACCTACGATACTGACATCAACACTGGTAATGCTGCACAATAAGTGATTTCAAAAGATCATAAATAGATCTGATAAGGAATTACACGGCATATCAATGTCTCAGTTATTTGGTTATTCTCTTGAGCGTGCTAAGAAGGGTCAGTCTCCTGGCCCTTCTTTCGTGCGTAAAGAGTCAGATGATGCTGCTACTCCCGTAGCAGGCGGTGGATACTTTGGCACTGCTATCGACCTAGATGGTAGTTACAAAGACGAAAACGATTTAATTCGTCGCTACCGAGAAATGTCCATTCACCCAGAATGTGACCGCGCTATCGACGATGTTGTCAACGAAGCAATCGCAGGTGAACTGGATGATACTCCAGTGGACATCGAACTGTCCAACTTGGAAGTAAGTCAAGCAATTAAGAAGCGTATACGAGAAGAATTTCAAAATGTTCTTCGCCTTCTTGACTTTGACAAGAAAGCATACGACATTTTCCGTCGGTGGTATATTGACGGGAAACTCTATTACCACAAGGTGATCGATACAAAGTCACCTCGTCGTGGTATCACGGAACTTAGATACATTGACCCGCGTAAGATTCGCAAGGTCATCGAGCTGGAACGTCCGAAGGATAAGCAGTTTGTCGATCCGCGCACTATGGAGTCGAACCTCGCTCCTAAGTCTGCTGAATATTACGTTTACAATCCGAAAGGTCTGCGAGCGGCAGAGACTGCTGGTATCAAGGTTGCTCCTGATGCTATTGCCTTCTGCCACTCTGGTCTGAAGGATATGAACAAGAATGTGATTATGTCACATTTGCACAAGGCAATCAAAGCTCTCAATCAACTTAGAATGATTGAAGATAGTCTTGTGATCTATCGTTTGTCCCGCGCACCAGAACGTAGAATTTTCTACATTGACGTGGGCAATCTTCCCAAACAAAAAGCGGAACAATACCTCCGTGAGGTGATGTCCCGTTATAGAAACAAACTTGTATACAATGCCGACACAGGGGAAATCCGAGACGACAGAAAATTTATGTCGATGCTCGAAGACTTCTGGCTCCCAAGACGTGAAGGTGGAAGAGGTACTGAAATCACTACGCTCCCAGGTGGACAAAATCTTGGAGAGCTTGAGGACGTAAAGTATTTCCAAAAGAAACTCTACCGTGCACTCAATGTTCCTGAGTCACGTCTTGAATCTGAGTCAACATTTAATTTGGGTCGCGCTGCTGAAATCACACGCGATGAAATTAAATTTCAAAAATTTGTCACTCGCCTTCGTAAGAAGTTCTCTGAACTGTTCCACGATCTGCTGAAGACACAACTGGTTCTCAAAGGTATCTGCTCAATCGAAGATTGGGAAGATATGGCAGAGCACATTCAGTATGACTTCATCGCGGATAACTACTTCGCGGAACTGAAGGAGAAAGAGATTATGACTGAACGTCTGAATCTCCTTGCGACAATGGATCCTTTTGCTGGTAAGTATTTCTCACTTGATTATCTCCGCCGTCAGATCCTTAAGCAGACTGATGCTGAGATGAGAGAAATCGACAAGCAAATTGAGAAAGAAATTGAAAGTGGAAAGTTGATGGATCCCGCATCTATTGATCCTGCAACTGGAATGCCATTAGAAGATCCTAATGCTATGGGCGAAGTTCCTGAAGAAGAAACTGGTCCTGGCGGAGTTGAATCTATTGCGCCCGCAGACTACAAACGCGGAGAATTCTAAATAATACTGTTATGACAATCTAACATTATGGCTAGCGTAGATGCTATGGACATCGTAAATAAACTTTTTACGGGATCTAAGGATCTCAGTAAGGAGGTCGATGTCGCACTGAAGGCAATGACTGCTGATGCTCTTGAAGCAAAAAAGAAGGACATTGCTGGTAACTGGATGGACCCCGCAAAAACACCTGAAGAGGAAACTGATGAAACTGATCACGGAAACGATTGAAGACATTAAACTTCTAACCGAAGAAAAGAACGGTAAGAAGCGTCTGTACATTGAAGGTACTTTCCTTCAAGGTGAGATCAAAAACCGCAATGGTCGGATGTATCCCATCAGTACACTCGCTCGCGAAGTGTCTAAATATAATGAATCATTCATTAAGACGGGTCGCGCTCTTGGTGAACTGGGTCATCCCGACGGTCCTACCGTCAACTTGGATCGTGTCTCTCACGTTATCACCTCCCTGGTTCAGGAAGGAAATAACTTCAAGGGACGTGCACGCATCCTCGATACACCTATGGGTAATATCGCAAAGAATCTTCTCGATGAAGGCGTCCAACTTGGCGTTTCTTCTCGTGGCATTGGTTCACTGCAAACCTCCAGTGAAGGTGTAAAGATCGTTGCCGACGACTTTATGCTCGCTACAGCAGCAGATATTGTTGCTGATCCTTCTGCTCCTGACGCATTTGTGAACGGAATTATGGAAGGTAAAGAGTGGGTCTGGAATAACGGAATCATTAGAGAATCCGAAATTGCAACGATTAAAAGGAGTATTGACAATGCTCCTAGCAGAGCGGTTCTGGAAGAGCGCAAACTTTCCGCGTTTAATCAGTTCCTTAAAACTCTGTAAACGATAAATATTTCTATAGAAAAGCAAAGACTACTAAGGAGACAACCAATGTCGCAAGAAAAAGAAGTGATGGTTTCCGAAGAACAACAAGAAGTCACCGAAGCTAAGTTCGACGGTGCCGTTGCTGATGGTTCTTCGCTGGGATCGGTTGAGGACCTGGGCGGTCCTACCCCTACAAACAACAAACCTGATGATGAGTCTAACAAACTGAAGACTCCTTCTCAGACCCAGGCATCCGCGCCCAAGACCAAGCCCTCTGACGCATCGCCCAAGAAGCACGAATCTGTGGAAGCAGAGAATGCTGAAGGTGATGACCTGATCGAAATCGATCTGAGCGCAGACGTGGCAGCACTGACTGAAGGCGAAGACCTGAGTGAGGAGTTCAAGGCAAAAGCAGCAACAATCTTTGAAGCTGCAGTTGTTTCCCGCCTCAACGAGGAACTCGATCGTGTTCACGGTGAGTATGCAACAGCACTCAGTGAGCAGGTTGAGTCAGTCAAAGCTTCTCTCGCAGAGCAAGTCGATGAGTATCTGACTTACGCTGTGCAAGAGTGGATGGGTAAGAACGAGATCGCAATCGAAACTGGACTGAAGTCCGAGATTGCTGAGAGCGTTGTTGCTGGTCTCAAAAAAGTATTCGTCGAGAACCACATTGAGGTTCCCGAAGAAAAAACTGACATCATCTCTGAGATGGTGACAGAACTAGATTCGATGGAAGCAAAACTCAACGAGCAAATCGATAAGAACGTTGCTCTGACCCGTGAGGTTGGTGCATTCGTGAAGAATGGGATTGTGAGTGAGATCTCTGAGGGTCTGGCAGCTACCGAAAGGGAAAAGCTTGCTGGTCTGGCAGAGGGTGTTGAGTTTGAAGATGAAGAGTCATTCCGCAGCAAAATCGAGACTCTGAAGGAGTCGTACTTCTCTAGCAAGCCCCAAGCGGCAGCAGAGACGATTGCTGAAGATGTCCAACCTGTTGTGGATAGCGATATGACGGAATCGATGTCACGTTACGTCGATGCGCTCCGTCGCTGGACTAAGTGAATTAGTCATTAAACCAATTTTTCCAAAACTATAACCT